AGTCCATGTGACCCCTTTTTCATGCCTAGGTTTTACCCCTACGGTAGACGCTAACGTACGCTAGCAAGTGGGGGATACTTTTCCGACGTGGTATTTCAATGCTTATGGTGGACGTTAGGTACTCACGCTAAATCTGTGGTACGCTTCTAGCAATTACGCTAGGAGATTTGATGGACGTTAAGAACCCGTATGTGCGGCTTCGTGAGTTGTGTGGTGTGTCTCAAAAAGGTTTTGCGACTAAGCACTCATTTGGGAAGATGACGATGGTGTACCTGGAATCAGGTATGTACACGCAGGTTTCTGAGCGTCAAAGTATTGCGTTGGGCAAGGAGTGCAATGAAAAGGGTGTTGATGCGCACCAGGTTTTACGTGAAGAGTACGGTGCTGCTTCGCTTAATGAAGCGTACTTGGCGTGGCGGAGTGAGGACCGGAAGTTACGGGCCCCGTCAGTTTTGGCTAAGGCTTCGCCACCTTTTGTCGGTGATGACGAGGTTTCACCAGTTGCACAATTTGTGAAGGACACGACAGGAAGCTTGCAGGGGTTTTGTAAGTTGTTGAAGGTGCCGAGTATTACGATGACTCGTTATATTCGCGGTGAGACTTCGACGGTGCCGGATGCTTTGTGGGCTGCGTTGGAGGATGTTAAGTTTCCGCATGCTAAGCAGTTGGCGGATGCACAATTTGCGTGGTGGGAAGGACGGGCCTAATGGAGTGGGTTTTTGGGATGTGGATTACGGCTGCTGTGGGTGGCTGGTTGATGCTTATTGTAGGTAAGAATATCGATAAGAAGGGACGCAAGTAATGCTAGGTGGCGGATATAAAAAGAAGAAAGTACTCAAACTAGCCAGGGAGTACGCTAGTAAGCGTGAGCTTGGTTGGGAAACCTACTACCGCGAGATGAGTGGGCTTCTGAAGTAATGCCTATTTACGCTTTTCGGTGTAAAGAGTGCCGGTCTGAAACGGACCGGCACTTAGGTTTTGACCAGTCCGTGACCGACTTGTGTAGTTGCGGGGGCGAGCTGACTAAAATTTTCCAATTGTCGGGTGTACGCTTTAAGGGGGAAGGCTTCTACCGAAACGACAGCCAAACAAATAAAATTAAGGAAGACTAGCGTGGACGAATTCGAGCAGTTCGAGGGCGGTGTCGCCGTCCACCTGCCGGATGGCACCACGAAAAACATTGCTACCCCAGACGGCTTCACGGACACCGCTTTCCGGGGAACGCTCGCTGCGTTCCACACCGCCTACATGCGCAACGGACATATTCCATCTGTAGACGAAGTTCACAAGCTGTGGCCCAAACTGTCGAAAAAAGTAATCAGCGGCATACTAGGTACGCTAGAATTCAGAGAGGCGTTACACCACCGAGGCGTACAATGGGACGTTAAAGACGGCCTCAGCATGGAACAGCAGACCGTGTTGCTCAAACTTAGCGACCCCTTTGACAGACGCGGCCTAGCGTCAAAACTTAAAGACCTCAGCGTACCCATGCCACGGTTCCAAGCATGGCTAAAACAACCCCTATTTAACGAACTGTACAACCAGCACACAAAATCTAACTACGAAGAAGCGCTACCAGCAATTCGCCAAAGACTTATTGGCAACGCCGAAGCTGGAGACCAACGAGCTATTGAATTAGTATTTGCCATGACAGGTGAGTGGAATCCGCAACAACAACATTTGGAAGATGCCCGCACTATTGTTTTGAAAGTAGTTGAGGCTATAATTAAACATGTCAAGGACGTGAAGACGCGAGAAGCAATCCTCTCGGATGTTTCGATGTATGCTGGTACCCTGACTAGCATGAACCAGCAAAAGACCTTGGAGTAGCGCATGGCGACTAGCACCACAAAACTCGGGCTTATCAAACCGGATTACACAGACGTTGTAGACGTAGCCGACCTTAACACTAACGCTGACGATATTGACGCAGCTGTCGGTTTTACTATTTGTACTTCGTCGACACGGCCCGCAACGCCGTGGACCGGTCAGTCCATTTTTGAAACAGATACTTCGTCCAGTTTTGTGTATGATGGAAGTGCTTGGCAGTCCCTCGGGGGCGCTGGCGGGGGCGGCCTTGCAGACACATTCCTTTTGATGGGAGCATAACTAGATGGCTTACAAAGTTCTTGCACAGTCGGCACCTTCTGCCACGACTGCAACAGACGTTTACACTGTTGGTTCCGGCGTTGAAACCGTAATCAGCACAATTATTATTGCTAATCGTGCAGCAGCTGCCGGTACGTTTCGTTTGTCGGTTCGCCCGAATGGTGCGACGCAGACTGACGCCATGTATTGTGCATACGATGTGCCCGTAGCAGCCAACGATTCAACTACTTTGACTTTGGGTATTACGATGGACGCTGCTGACGTGTTGACTGTGTACTGCTCCAGCGCAGACATGAGCATCAACATCTTTGGCACCGAAATTTCCTAAGGGGCGGTTATGGCTGTCACGAGAATGAGCCGGTCAAGTCTGTCGGCGTTCGCAAAATCTAATAGGGCAAGCGGGGCTGAAGCGCCCACACCCTCAGCGGTAGTTTCCGGCACTACAGGCTCTCCGACAACTGCTACAAGCGGCGGGTACGATTACTACGGTTTCACGGGTGACGGGTCTATCACGTTTTCTCAGGCTGGCTTGTGCGATGTGGTGCTAATCGCCGGTGGAGGCGGTGGCGGTGGTAACAGTAACGGGCTCGAAGGAAATATGACTGGTGGCGGTGGTGGTGGTGGTCATCAGATTTTGGAGAGCGCTTATGTTTCGGCTGGCACTGTAACGGTGACGGTGGGCGCTGGCGGTGCTGCTGGGGCACAAGAAGATAGGGGTTCCAACGGGGATTCTTCGGTATTTGGTCAGATTGCTGTCCCTGGCGGTGGTGGTGGTGCGAAGAATAACCGCCCGGCTAGTGACCCAGGAGCGTCGGGTGGCGGTGCTGGGTCTGGTAATCCGTTAGGCTTTGGATTAGGGCAAGCGCCGTTTGGGAATAACGGGGGGCAAGGTAACACTGGTCATGGCGGTGGCGGTGGCGGTGGTGCTGGCGCTGTAGGCGGCAATTCGCCTAGCTCTAACACTGGGGGCGCTGGTGGTATAGGCACTAACGCTTATTCGACTTGGGCTACAGCCACCTCGACTGGAGATTCTGGCTATTACGCCGGTGGCGGTGGCGGTGGCGGTGATGCCACTGGTGGCGCTGGTGGTGGCGGCGGAGGCGGAGATGGGGCTACTGGAAACAACTCGGCAAGCCCTGGTGACGCAAATACCGGTGGCGGTGGCGGTGGGGTCGAACGCAACTCGGGCGAAGGTAATGGTGGGTCGGGAATTGTAATGGTAAGGGTGGCGGTCTAATGGCGCATTATGCGAGAGTGATTGACGGCACAGTTGTCCGAGTGCATGTTGTTTCTAACGATGTGATTACTGTGGACGGTGTAGAGGAACCGTCGCTTGGGCAAGCGTTCCTTGCTGACCTGCACGGATACTCGGTTGACGAACTTGTGCAGTGTTCCTATAACGGCAACATTCGCGGCGTGTACCCTGGTGTTGGTTTCACCTATGACTCGGTGGCTGATGTGTTTGTTGCCCCGATTGTTGGGGATGAGGAAGCCGGTGAGTGGGTGGAGGTACCCGATGAAACTGCTTAACCCTGCACCAGGACGCCCCGTAACCTCGCCCTACGGACCTAGACGCCACCCTATTACAGGACAGCTAGGTAAAATGCATCACGGTGTCGACTTTGGAGGCACATTTGACGTGATTTGTGCCGCTGACGGTATTGTCGACCACGTAGGCTGGTCACCCAATGGAGGGGGGCACGTAGTTATCATTAAACACGCCCCAAACCTATATTCCGTGTACTACCACGGGGCGCACCGCACTTCCCACAACAAAGGTGACCGCATCGCCGCCGGAGCAAAGGTATACACCAGCGGGTCAACTGGTGCTAGCACTGGCCCCCACCTCCACTTTGAACTGCGCAAGTCACGGCGTTGGGGAAACACTCAGGACCCTATGGCTTGGATTGACCGCAACGTTGTTTTGTCGCACACGCCCGACCCTCTAAAAGTTGACGGCAACCTGGGTAAAGTTACGTGGCGTAGATGGCAGGAAGTGTTGAAGCGTGACTGGGGTTACGAAGGAATTATTGATGGTAAGCCAGGACCCATGACTTACACGGCTATTCAACGCTCTGTCGGAGCTAAAACAGACGGTATCCTGGGCCCAGAAACCCGCATTAAGGTACAAAAACGTTTGAAAGACCAAGACTTTTACCTTGGTAAGTTGGACGGTATTTGGGGTCGTGGTACTATTACAGCTCTACAACGAGCCCTGAACCAAAATCATTACTAGGAGTTATAATGACTGAGTATTTAACCTATTCTGTGGAACGCGCATTGAAAACCGTGGCACAAACCGCTGTAGCAGTTATTACTGCTTCGCAAGTAGCTGGCATTATTGAAATCTCTTGGCTGGATGTACTGTCAGTATCAAGCCTTGCCGGGGTTGTGTCGTTGCTTACTTCTATTGCTAATTACAAGGGTAAGTCGGCTGACGGAAAGTAGCCGTAAATGAAAAAGCCCCCTATATGGGGGCTTTTTCTTATTGACAGCTGTCGCAGTTAAGCGCTTCCATCGGGTCTACGGGACAAGCTACACCGTTAATAATTTCAACATTTTCCATGTTTTACTCCTTTTTACGCTAAGATTGCCCTGACGGTTAGGACACTATGAAGATACTTTTGTTAGACCTTGAAACATCGCCAAACTTGGCTTATGTGTGGGGTCTGTGGAATCAGAACGTTTCGATAAATCAAATGGTTAGTTCTACCGAAGTTATCTGTTTTGGTGCCCGTTGGTACGGACAACGTAAAGTACACTTTAGCTCAGTCCATCACAATGGTAAAGCTGACATGCTTAAAGCTATACACGAGCTTTTAGACCAAGCTGATGCTGTTGTGGGTTGGAACAGCGCTGGGTTTGACGTGAAACATTTGTACCGCGAGTTTATTGAGAACGACATGCTGCCTCCTTCGCCTCATAAAGAAATTGATTTGATGCGGACAGCTAAGCAACGGTTTAGGTTTCCGTCAAATAAATTGGATTATGTAGCTCAAAAGCTTGGCATGGGCGCGAAAGTGAAGCACAGCGGGTTTGAGCTGTGGATTAAATGTCTTGCAGGGGATGATAAAGCTTGGCGCGAAATGAAGAAGTACCAAATTCAGGACGTAAACCTTCTTGTTGGTTTGTACGAAAAGTTTTTGCCGTGGATTAAAAATCACCCAAATAGGGCTATTATCGATAACAGGCCAGACGCTTGTGTTTCGTGTAGTTCTAGCCATTTGCAGTCTCGGGGTATGGAGACGACAAATTCTGGCATGTTCCGAAGGTTTCAGTGTCAAGATTGCGGCAAGTGGCAGCGTGGGGCTAAAAGCGAAGGCACGAGCATGATGAGAACTATTTAGGAGGCGTTCATGGCTATGCTGTCGGATAACCAGTCGGGTACGTTTGGCGCAGATGAAAACCCTAAGCCTACTGCGCAAGCTGTGGAGGATTTTCATACAAATAGTGACGTTGATGCACGTGCGGAAGCTCAGCACCATACTTTAGGCCCTGGACCTAACCAGTCAGCTCCTGGGGACCACGTACATGACGGTGGTGACTCCGCATTGCTTTTGGAGGGTCAAACAATTTCGGGTTCGCGGGCAACTGATGCTTGGCGTTTGTCGGTTAATGCTATTCTTGTTCGTCTCGGAGCCACTGACAACTCAACGGCATAATGCCTACGAAGCAGAGACAACCGACACCGGCTGAGCTACTACAGCTTGCCGTTGCTGAGCTTGACCAATCAATCCACAACCCCAATATCCTTAACTACGGGGAAAAGGATTACCCGGAGCAGCTTAGGTTTCATAAATCTGATAAACGCGGACGGTTTATTTCTGGAGGTAACCGTGGAGGAAAGACCGACGCCGAAGTTGTTGAGTCTATTTGGTGGGCAACTAATACTCACCCATTTCTTAAGCGACCTAGTTCTTGGGGTTTTGGCCCAATTCAACTGAGGTTTGTCGTTGTAGACGTTGCAAAAGGTATTGAACAGATTATTTTGCCTAAAATGAAGCGATGGATACCGCGTTCTTATTTGAAGGATGGTGATTGGTCTAAGAGTTGGGATGCAACCAACTACATTTTGACCTTTGACAATGGCTCCACAATTGATTTTGTGACCTGGGGCATGGACATGATGAAACTGGGTGGTGTTCCTCGCCACGGAATTTTCTTTGACGAGGAACCTCCTCAGCATATTTTTAACGAGTCGATGATGCGTTTAATTGACTACAACGGTTTTTGGGTTATTGCGGCTACCCCAACTAAGGGTATGGGTTGGACGTTTGATTTGCTGTGGGAGCCTGCGAAAGAGGGTAAAGCTGAGGAGATTGACACGTTTACGTTGTCGGCGGAGCAAAACCCTTACATTCAAGCTGATAACGACGACATGAATTTTTACATGATGGGTATGAATAAAGAGGAGCGTGATATTCGTGAGAAAGGTGACTTTGTTGCCCGTTCTGGTCTTGTGTTTCCTGATTTTGGTCAAAATATCGAACGTTATTTGATTGATTTTGGCCCTGGGGACGTACCTAAGAATTGGGCTGTGTA